CTCTGCATCTTTGCGTCTGGCTCTTTGATAACAAATATATTCATTTGTTGTATGTTAATTAAAGTTTCATGTTTGCATTTTGGACAATATAACGGGAAATTTTGAGTTTTCTTTTTTAAATATTAGTCTGTATTAGCAAGTACCTACAGGTATTGAAATTACTTGTTTTAGTGATTCACAAATGTTAATATATGCCATCTTATACCCATAAAATTTAGCCAGTCCGCCATCATTTTTGCCATCATACAATATATGAAAAAAGAGAGGGAAATATTCCTCTCTTTAAAATATTTTTAGGAATTTATTTTGCTATTGTATTTGATTTCTTGACAAGCAGGTTATCCATTAAATCAGCTGCAGCTCTATCTGAACTTTTGAAAACATGAGCGTATACATTCAATGTCATTGCTGTTGAACTATGACCTAACCTTCGACTAACTGATTTTACATCCAGCCCATTCATTAGTAAGAATGAAGTATGGAAATGGCGCAGATCATGAAAAACTATTTTAGGTAGATTATTTTTTTCAACAAATGACTTAAACCAATTACTTATCTTAGAGCTTGGATTCAACAACCCACCATATGCATTGGTGAAGATGTAGCCTTCTTCATTGCTCCACTTGTCACCCATCTTTAATCTTTGCTCATTTTGATAAGCCTTATATTTATCAAGATAAGTAAAAGCCAGTTCAGGTAATGATATTACTCGTATACTGGATTTTGTTTTCGGTTCCTTTATGAATACGCCTTTTTCTTTAAGGTATTGAACAGAACGCCTAACATGCATAACTTTGTTTTCAGGATCAATATCTGACCATTTCAAGGCAAGTATTTCTCCACGTCTACAACCAGTAAGTATGGCAAGCATGCAAATTGCCTGGTATTTCGGAGATTCGTTGTTTAAAGCAACTAATAACTTTTGAAAATCTTCTTCATCTAGATAGACTTTTTCCTCTTTTTCTTGTCTCTTCAAACGCACATTTTTACATGGATTATCTGCCATTTTCCCCATGGAGCAACCCCAACTAAAAGAACTTGACAATATCTGTTTACAGAACTTAACTGTACGCTCACCAACACCATTGGCATACAGTTTATTAATATATTTCTGAAGTAGTAAAGTATTTAAGTTTTCAAGCTTGGTATCACCAATATGAGGGACAATGTGATTCTTTATAGTTCGTTTATATCCGGCGATTGTTGTAGGTGATAAAGTAAGCTCACAACACTCTTTTATCCAGTCATTTAGAAATTGCTCCAAAGTATTTTTATTTAAAACTAGTTTACCCTCTTCAAGCTCACGGATGAATTTATTAAGCTGTTTCTGGGCCTCTTTATCATTTGCTGCTTTGATAGTTTTTGTGTGTCTGACTCTTTTGCCGAGTTCATCAGTACCGTCTGATACAACTAACTGATATGAGCCATTCTTCCTTTTTACAAAATGGCCGTTCATCTTATATGTCCTCCTTCCTTCTTTTGTTTAGTTGTCTAAGATATTCTTTATGAGCATCATTTTCTGAATAACCTTTTTTCATAATGAGGTAGTCAATAAATTTTTGTTTAAACATGTTGAGAGTGGTTTTACCACTTTTTACGTCTGAAAATAGTCTTTCTGCTTGTTTATCTATGCTTCTCCTTTCTTTATCAAGTGAAGGACATCTGCAGAATGGACACGTTTTGGTTGATTTGACTTTATGGGTGAAGTAAATTGTATTACAGTTTTGACAAATGATATAAGGAATTCCTAGCTTATAGTATTCTGCAAACTCAATCTGAGCAAGTAAGAAAATATTGGTACTACTATACGAAACCAAAGTACAATTCTCAAACTCTTTCGATAAATGATATTCCACTGTAACATCAGTTAAGTTTATTCTAAAGTAGTCCATGGAGTGATTTTTTGCATTTATTAAATCGTAAAGCCATATTGCAAATGTATGTATTTTTATAAAATAATCTAATGCTTCATCAGGACCAAATTTACTAACATCAAGACCTAACAATTCACATAATTTTGCAAATGGATATTTCAACTCTTTCAACTTCTCGTGAAGGTTATTTGTAGTAGTTGTATTAATTGATTTAATATAATCGCTCAGGTTTAATGTGTTCATCAAAGTGGTAACAAGTTGACCATTCCAGTTTATGATCTCAGAGGCAGTTCCGTTTACACCTAATCCAGAGCGGTACAGCTTACCGTTTTTATACACACAACTTAATGTATAAGTTACATTATTATCTTGGACTCTCTCAGATTTCATATCACACCTCATATGTCGCAATTATTAATATAATATCCTTATATACACATATTATACAACAAAAAAATATATGTCAATATATAATGTCGCAAGTGTATTGCAAAAAGTAATGATTTTGAAAAAAATTTTGTGTTTTATTTTCAATATTTAAACATAATGTCGCAATACTAGTAAATTTGAGATTATATACATATGTGTTATATAATAAGGTTGCAGACAGAGAACAAAGTCATGGCCTACTGGACAGAGTGAAATAATCCGAGGCTACTGGCTAAAATAGGACCATATATAGATTAATTTAAAGAAAGGGAGTTGATTTATATATGACTCGTTTAGAATTCGAGAGACGTAAACGAGGTATGACACAAAAGGAGCTTGGAAAAGTACTTGGCATTTACGCATCGGAAATATGCAGAATAGAAAACGGCAGCAAACCTTTTCCATCACACATAAAAAGACTATCAGATTTTTTCAACTTACCAGAAGATGAACTATTAAAGGAGGTGTAGTAAATGTCAGATAAAAGGCGCATTAGAACAGCAGAAGAAGTACGAAAAGAGTTTTTTCAAAATCGAATTGGTAGGAACAAATTATATGATTTAACTAGACAAGGTGTGATACCTCACTTAAAAGTTGGAAGGCGTATTCTTTTTTGTATTGAGGATCTTGAAGTTTGGTGGCAGCAGCAAACTCATATAAATACCCAACAAGACGCAAGCAGATATAATGTACGAGAGCTTTTTTAGGCGGTGAGCAATATGGCTAATCCGCAGCTAGAGAACGGTTATGTGCGAATTGCCAGTGAATTGATTGAAGCCTTAGCAAGAGCTAAGTTTAATGGAACTCAACGCAGAATAATTGACGTTGTAATAAGAAATACCTATGGTTATGGCAAAAAAACAGCTTCTTTGTCTGATGGCTTTATTTCAAGAGCAACAGGCATTCACCCTAAACAAATAAATCGTGAGATAAATACTCTTATAACTAATAATGTCCTGTATTTAGAATCAAAAGGTGATTTCACTAATGCAAGGATAATCGGACTTAATAAGAATTATGAGGCTTGGGCTGGTAACTATTTAGTTACTACCAACAAAAACATTGGTACCAATGAAAACATTGAAAAGGGTGGTAACGAAAAAGTAGAAAAGGTGGTAACTAAACCGTTACACAATAAAGAAAATGTAAAGAAAAATATAAAAATATATCCTATGGGTTCATTGGAAATGAGCTTGACTCTTGAATTAGTAATGCTGATGAGGAAGAATAACCCAAAAGTTAAGATACCAGACGATTTAAATAAATGGGCAACAGAAGTTAACAAGATGATTCGTCTTGATGGAAGGACTCCAGAGGATATCCGTAGAGTTATTTATTATTCACAGACAGACAAGTTCTGGCAATGTAATATACTTAGCACAAAGAAACTACGTGAAAAGTTTGATACATTATATCTTAAATGCAAAAACTCAAGTTTTATACCACTGAATGATGATGAAATGGATAGCTTTAGGATAGTTTTAAGTGAGATAAGGGAAGGTGAGAGTGATGGTTAGTAAAGAGCAAATGCTTAAGATTTTGGCAATTATCAAAACTGCATATCCACGCTTTGATGATTTTAGAGATCCTAAGAAACTTGCAGCTACTAATGAGCTTTGGTACTACCATTTTAAGCATTGTGACCCTAATGTCCTGGAGTATGCAGTGCATAAATATATAGATTATGGAAATTTCCCACCTACGATTGCAGATATACGGACTGAATATAAAAAACTGCTTGACAATTTACCTAATGCAGAGAAGTCTTGGCAGGACATAATGATAAACATTCGTAGCTATGGTTTATATAGAGCAGACGAAGGAGTTTCAATTCTTGATGAAATATCACAAAAAGCTCTTGATAGTATCGGAGGTTATTGCAAACTTTGCCTTGCAGAATCTAGGGAGCTAGAAAGGTTGCAAGAAAAATATTTTAAGATATATAACGACTTGAAGGATAAAGTTCTTGAGAATCTTATAGTTTCAAATGCGTTGCAGATAGGAGGTAAGAATCAAATTGGCATACTACAAAGTTCCACCGAATGATCCTCAAGCTGAGCAGGCGGTTCTCGGAGCGATGCTTCTTGATAGACAAGCTATCCCAGAAATAATAGATATAGTTAAACCTAATGATTTTTATCAACAATCTCATAAAGAAATATTTGAGGCTATTATTGAACTATATAATCAGGGTGAACCTGTTGACCTTATTACACTGTCTGATAAACTCAAAGGACAAAAAACACTTCAAGCAGTAGGAGGGATTACATACCTTACACAACTAATGGATGTACTTCCATCAATTGAAAGTGTAAAAACTTATTGCGAAATTATAAGAGATAAGAGCCAACGGAGGAAGATTATCTATAACTCACACAAGATAATTCAATATGCTTATGGAGATAAAGAAACTGAAGAAATTGTGGATCATGCTGAAAAAGCACTTAAAGAAATAATACTATCTTTATCCCCTGATGAAATAGTTAAGGCTTCAGATTTAACAGATGCAACTTTAAACAAGTTCGAATTCTATTATAAAAATAAAGGACAAATCAATGGAATTGCCACAGGTTATGCTGATCTTGATAATAAGCTCCTTGGACTTCAGAAATCTGATTTTATAGTAATAGCTGCACGTCCGTCTATGGGCAAAACTGCACTTGCATTAAATATTGCTGCAAACGCTGCTATTAATAAACATAAAGCAATTTTCTTTAGTCTTGAAATGAGTAAAGAACAAATAATGCAAAGATTAATATGTAACATTGGATTAGTAAACCATACAAAGGCAAAAAGAGGAGAACTAACGGATAATGATTGGGAAAGCATAGCCAAGGCAGCAGAGGCAATAAGCAAATGTGAGCTATATATTGATGATACAAGTCCATTAAAAGTATCTCAAATAAAAGCAAAATGCAGAGCAATAGAGGGATTAGAACTTATTGTAATAGATTATCTTGATTTTTTACTACCAGAGTCAAAATCATATGAAAATAGAACGCAAGTGGTTTCTCAGTTAACAAAGGACCTAAAGACAATGGCTAAGCAATTAAATATTCCTGTAATACTATTAGTACAGCTAAGTCGAAAATGTGAGGAACGACAAAACAAAAGACCTGTGCTATCAGATTTAAGAGACTCTGGAGCGATAGAGCAAGATGCGGATATTGTAATGTTTATTTACAAAGATGATTATTACTATCCAGACTCAAGTAAAAAAAGAATTGCAGAAATAATCATAGCAAAACAGCGTAATGGAGAAACCGGCACTATAGAGTTAGGTTGGATGCCGGAATATACAAAGTTTGTAGATCTATTAAAGAATCCCTAAAACGATTATATCAAGGAGGGGATAAAATGGAATATATCCGATACACTGAAGCGGAAGAGCTACTTCAATTATATCCGGACCTGGTTGTTTTAAGTACGAATATTCGGAATCAAATTAGGCTCTTAACTGAGGAAAAAGAGAATACTGATGAATACATTGAAAGATTAGCATTAAGGCATGCTGCACCTGATGAAGTACCTTCATATTCCAAAGGCACAATTACCAATAAAACATGCAATACAGCCATTACATATGAGGAAAAGATGAATCATGAAAATATCGAAGCCTTGCAACAGTTGATAACAGAAATAACTTTACTAGAAACTGTCATAGAGAAGATAGATACAGGATTGAAAATACTTACTATAACCCAAAAGCAAATCCTAGAGCTATTTTACTGGAAAGGCCACACATGGAGCGAAATTGCTAGCAAATTGATATTAACAGAAAGCACATGTAAACAACGTCGTAAACAAGCAATTGAAAGATTCTATCCACTTTCGAGAATTACTTTGACGGAATATGAAAAGTTAATGAAACTATTGAGTTAGAAGAAGGGAGGGAATATAGAGTTGGACAGATTTGATGTAGACACAATGCTGGACGGATTCAATGTATTAAACCTTGATATAGAAGGACTTGAAAAGATTGACATTTCAGAAATCAAAGAAGGATTAATTCTACATTACGAACGGCTCCAGCAGCGTGGATTGGACGATTATGTCAAGTTTCTACAGCGGGATGGTAAGTTTAATGCATTTGAAAATGAAGCATCAAGGTTAGTAGCGGGTTATGAATGCGATCTATCGAAGATTCGCGACATGCCGGAAAATATTCTGCGCACATGGATCATTGAATATTTAAAAATACTGTCCTGGGGAAAGCGGGAGAATGAGCGGTCATGTTTAGCAAGTGTATTACACAATGGTATTGGATGGTAAAAGAAGGAGGAATTTAATATGAAAGATAATGATGTTTCTACAACATTTGCACAGTCTGAAGGCTCAACACATTTAAAGAGTATTTTTAAGAGTGCAGAAGAATTAAGGGAAATCAGGAGTTTCTTCTTGGATATAGAAAAAGGTAGTCCACCAGAAGAATATTTAGAGATGTCGAAACGTTATTCCGAGACTTATGCTGAAGCATTGCGGCAGGCTAACAATGAGAAGTTTAAGGCCGAGCTTTTAAAAAATGCAACACTTGAGATTTTATTGGATTCACTAATCGAAGCTGCTTTTCTATATGAACCAAGAATTTTGAATACTCTATGGAAAAGGCTTTTCCCTTGGGGATAAAAGTATTCATAAAATCAATTTATCATTTTTAAAGGAGATGAGAATATGGCAGATATAATTATAACTCCAGTAAACATTGCTGATAAAGTTTTTCAAGCTGCTCTCAAAGAACGATTAGAGGTTGTTGAAGAGAACGAGAAACGTGCAAAACTTTTTAAGGATCCTCTTTCTATCCCACCATGGGATGTAAAAAATATGATAGAGAACATAAGGATTTATACGCTGCGATTTCGTGAACACGCAAAACAATTCCCTTACAATAGAAGCAGCGATATCGACGAATGGGTGGAAATCGCAATAAAGAGGTTGAGAGATGATTATTTAATCCCGATTGCTAGCGAAGATGATGATGTGTTACGCCAGCTTTGTGAAATTTGGCCTGAATTAACACCACCGCCAGCATTGACAGAGCAGCAAAGGAAAGAATTGGCCGACCTCCAGAAGCAGGCAGATGCAATAATGGAAAAAATAACTGTTTTTTTAAAAGATGGTACTGCCGAGATGAAAAAGCTTTCCGACCGCGAGGCCGAAATCGTTAGAGGTACACAAACACCAAATGACAAGCGAATTGGAAAACTCACAGAATTGCTAGAGATCATAATGCCTGAAAGATACATTAAGATATTCAATTTCTTCCCTAGATGGTGATTTTTGTGGCAAAAAGACTTATTTGAGCAGTGGGAGAGGTGATATATGAAGTTATCAGAGATTGCAAGAGTGAATGTTAAGAAGAACTCTGAACTATATGAAAATATGCTTGGATGCGACTTGATAAGCCGCCTACAGCAAAGGGAATCAAAGACAGGAGTAGACCCTAAAATTATAAAAAAGTATAAGAAGAAAGCGAGGAAGTAATATGAAACTTAATCTCGATAAACAATTTCTTGACTTAAAAGGGTATCCGCTTCCGGACAAAATGGATGAAGCATTAGCTAATGCCTTGGCAACATCGAATGTAGGTAAACCTGCCAAGATGATGGCTTGGGCTATTAACCTCATCAACAACGGAGAAATTGACATTGATAAAGCTGATGCAAAATTCCTAATAGAGTTTATAGAGAGATATCCTGGCTTTACGAATTTAGCAAAAGATCAACTCATTGAGCAAATAGAAAAGCTGGATAATGTGCAGCACAAGAAGATAGAAATGGAGCATATTGCTTCAGATCATGCTGTAAGGGGTTTAGAGAAAAAGCTTAGTAATATGATGTAGGGGAGGCATTGGCCATGGAAATACCAAAATACATTGAAGTTAAAAATGTATCTGGCCAAAGGGTAGCTTTCCTTTCGCCAAAAGCTGATGGATTAAAAGATTGCTACGTTGACTGCCGACTAAATGGTGAATCCACACTTGAATTCCTTCTTCCTGCCAATTCCGAAAAGATTTCAGAACTCACCCCTGAATGTCAGATATGGGCTGGTGGCCGAGTATATACATTACTAAAAGATGATGCAATTGACATAGTCAGAGATGAAAATAACAAGCTTTGGGCTAAGTTTATGGCTGTTGAATGGTGGATTGAACTAGATAGCAAATACCCCGAGCCATATATCTCAAATGACCCTCTCTCTCCTGTTCCTTCCGACTTGGCTGTAATAATCGTCGGCGGCGGTTCTGACCTTTCAGGTGGCAGATATTCTGTTGGAAGCGCTGGACATGCCTTATATGCTCTTCTTCAAGGTACAGATTGGAGTGTCGGTACTGTCGATGTTACAGGAACACATGACTTGGAAACCGAAAAGGAAAGCATTTTGGCAAATATCAAAAAGGTACAGGAAATATGGGGCGGCTATCTTATTTTTGATAGCGTGAATAAAACTGTAAGCCTTAGAGATGGTGGCAAATGGCAACCCTATAACGGTTTTCAGATACGATATAGGAAGAATCTCAAACATATTACCCGAACTCAGAGCAATAAGATTATAACCAAGCTTTATGCTTTCGGTCATGATGACTTGGATATAGCTTCTGTCAATGACGGGAAGAAGTATTTGACAAATAATACATTCACCCCACGGGAATATATCGGGATCTATAAGAATCAAGATATCTATGACCCACAAGAACTTCTTGAAAAAGCAACTGCTGAACTTGCTTTGAATTGTCGTCCAAGATATAACTATAAAGTTAAAGTGGTTGACCTCCGTACCCTTCCAGAATATTCTCATGAGGACTTTTCCGTTGGCGACATGGTAGATGTTATTGACCGAGATGTTGCTCCTGAAAGCCCTCGTCCTAGAATAATTCGCCATAAGTATAATCTATTCCAACCATGGGATTGTGAAATTGAAATTGGTGATCCGCAGGAAAGGTTTATAGAAAAGCTTAAGGCTTCATTTGATACAGCCGACTTCATTGATACTAAATTCAAAGGAAACGGTCAGATAAGCGGATATTATATAGAGGATTTGACTATTGAAGATGCGAAGATTAAAAACCTATCTGCAGAAAAAATAAAGGCAAATACCGTCCTTGTCAATGTTAGAATGTCCGTTGGTTCTGGAAACAAGATTTTTAAAGTTGATTCACAAGGCATTTATTTGGGACATGCTGACTTTGAGTATGCTCCCTTCTCTGTTGATATGGATGGTTATTTGTATGCCACAGATGCTTATATATCTGGCACAATAAGTAGTTCAACTATAACGGGAAGTACAATAAATGGTGGTACAATTAATGTAAGTACCGATGTAACAGTGGGCAATAATCTGTATTTAGGAAGCCTTGGCTCGAATGCTATAAAAACAATTTACTTTAATAATGCAGCTAATATCTCTAATTATAAAGATTGGTCTGGCAATCCTCCAACAGGCATACAGATTAATGCTAGTACACTAAATATAACAAGCAATGACATGGAAGTTAATGCATTAAACACAATTTTCTATAACAATGTGTATTTTCATGGTAATGTTGATGGTTTGGACTTTGCTCCTTATGATCATGATCATGACACAAGATATGTTAGGCATTATTATTATGCTAATAGTTGCTATATCGACTTATCAAGTGAAGGATACCTTGTCATAAGAGATAAAAATGGAGATGATGTTGGACATGTTTATATAGATCCAGTATAGTATTTATTTTATAAAATATGGTATATATTATAAGCAAGAAAAATATAATTATAGTTTGGAGGCTTTGATATGAAAAGGTTTAAATCTTTTCTATTAGGATTTTTGATAGGAGCATTGATATTTGGTTCTATAACTGTTTTTGCAGACATGACCGAGATAAAAGCTTTCCTTTCGGACATAAAAGTAAATTTCGACGGTAAAATGCTAAACTTAAAAGATTCCGAAGGCAATAAAATAACACCTATTGTTTATAATGGGACAACCTATCTTCCTGTAAGAGTTATAGCAGAAAGTTTAGGAAAAGAAGTACATTGGGAACAAGATACGAATACTATAAAAATATTAAGTAAAAAAGAGACAGGCGGTGATGTCATGAAAGAAATTCAATATATTAAAGAGGGGAATTTAAATATTGTAGTATTTGAAGGTAAAAGATATGTTAATCCAATAAGCATTACCAAAGAACTAAACATAGATTATAAGATGCAAATTGTAGCAGGAGAAGTAGATAGAGAAAACTTAGTTGTTGATTTTTACCACAGAAAAATAAGCGGAGAACCTCTCATTAAGAATTATCCAGTTGTATTACTAAACATATCAAGTCATTCTTTTGCAATTTCTTATGAAAATTACAAAAACGATTTATTACCAAGGCTACAAAAAGCTTTAGAAGAAAGATTAATGCAAGAGGCAGTAGAGGAATAAATTACATATGAGAAAACCAGCCTTAATGCGTAGTATCTATAAGTCTTATACCTGGGGTCATTTCCCCCCAGGTTATTTTATTCTTATAAATTTCGGAAACATTGATATTACTTGCTTATAGCATTAGAAATTATTGAATATATATCAAAATATGGACATATGAAATCGGTATACAAAAGTATGATAGGTTAACTGTACTTTACCTTTCTCCTGCAACAAAATAGACTCCTGCATGTATTTCTGTCTCAATATCTGAATCACGAAAAATGGTGTTAGTTCATTCCTATTGTTCTTGAAATAATCTGAGTTAAAACATTGCTTGCGATTGAAGATATAATAGGGATTGATATAGTGCCAATCTTACTAGTAATATTTTTCACATCATCCCAAACAGTTTCAGGTTTAATTGATTGTAAAAATTCATGGCCGGTATAAGTTATGTCAGATATCAAATAATTAAGCGAATCATCACCAGGTAGAGAATATGCTATAATATATCCTGCTTCTTCCAACTTATTGATAGAATAGAATATATCCTTTTTACTATATTTTTTTAGTCTTTCAAGTTCCGCTAATCTGTCGATATTAATAAATAAAAATTCGAACTTAGTCTCTTTTCCATTGCCCAAATCATAAGAAATTTCTTCTATTGTCAAATTTTCTTCGAGTTCTAGTAATACGTCACGGATACAGTCATAATTAAGCTTCAACTTTCACACCTCCTAATATATATTGCTTTCTGTTACATTTTACTATATTTCAACATCGTACTACAATAATAGACGTAAGTTGGGTTAGTATGATGAGGATAAGACATTGATATTACTGAATATGAGCAGAAAAAAATATTAATTGGTGAGTTTTTTAGTGAGTATTTAAGTGAATTTATATAAAAAACTGGGCGCAATAGGAGAGAGAAATTTTTGCGCGAGGTAACTCTCCCGCCCCCAGCAACCGGTCCCCCCGGGGGCCGCGCTGGTAAAAAAATAAGGCTAAAAAGCAAACAATGACGCGCAATATATAGTATATCGACCTGGTAAAGGCATTGAAATTGCTTGAATCTTCAAATATAATACCGAAAATAATACAATTCGGTATTGTTTTAGATCTTTCATTGAGAGATATCACTAAAGGATTACATAATAGAGAAAAACAAAAGCTTTCAAACCGTTGCAAATACTAGGTTTTTAATTGCATAAAACCCTAATTTCGCGCAATTCATAATATGAAAAAGCTGGACACGAGAAAAAGTAACGGATAAGCATTATCAATTAGTAAGGTTTATTTAGAGAGAGGGCATACTAATTGTTAACCAATAATAGCTTAAAGGTTAACAATAAAATATACTTTTAAAAGTATTACAATTACTATATTTAAAGCTATAATCAAAGGTATAAGCTAATGTAAATAATAAATGATACTTCTATGACTATTAAATATATAATTACTATACTAAAGGGGAGGGGCATATCCTACACCCCTTGAGATATAATTAGGTTAAAAGCTAAGAGAGGGGTCTAGCAATGGAAAAAATAACAATTAAAAAAAGCTGCTCAACTTATGAGCTACTCAGAACAATTTCTAAGAGTTGCATTTTCAAGTTGTTACATATACAATTAATGATAATAATGGAGGGGATGGTGCTATGAAAATTGTTCATAAAAAGCCAGAGAAGTACGGACTCCAGAAGGAAGGAAAAACACATAGGATTATAAAGATATTAAAAGAATATGACAATGAGCAGGATGCAGCTAAGGATCTGGCCAAGTTACTTACAGGAGAAATTACTGAGGATGAATTGACAGAAGATGATGAGATCCTCTATTGATGTTGGCTTCATTAGCTCCTTTACGCGAAAACATGTATTATCAAGTTGCTCATATAATTGTCAAGATATGTCTGTATCAAGAATCTTTGCGTTATGCAGAGCTCCTTTCTCGGTCCATAAATACACACTGCTTGCTCGTTCACCCACCACACCGAAATTTTCGGTGTCGTTTTTTAGTCGTTGGAGTTCATCGCCTTCTACCTTGTAATAATGCTTCCCAGGTATATAGCGATGGCGATTGTTCG